AATCCACCTAACGGAGCAGTCTTAAAAAAGTCTTTACCTTGTGATGTAGTATAATTTTGAATAGCCGCCAAATCTCTAGTTAATTTTGCATCAACATCTGGCCCACTTGATATGCCTGGTTCTTTTCCTGTTTTGGCGCTAGGTACTGATTCAACATAAGTAAATTTTGAACCTTCAGCATACATACTTTCAATTGATCTAAAATGATATCCTTTGGTATTTTCGTAGAAATGAAATGTAGGTGAACCATGTTCCTTAGAAACTGCTTGTTGGGCCCATCTTGAAATAAGGCTAAACGGTGCCGAGTTTGGAGTGATAATTTGTTTCTGTCCCACTGATGTTTCAATATATAAGTCCTTTTTACACTGAAGGTCATTCTGTAATAAAGTCTTTGCTAATTCAGAATAAGTACCTTTTAGTGTTCTATTGACTCTTGTTCTTTTACTATGAATAACTTCTGAGGAAACAAACTCTAATAAATTGGTTGATGCATCTCTAATGTTGTCTCTTGCAACAACCTTAGTCACATGTAAAACATCTTCATCAAAATTTATCAATGTGTTATCGCCAGTTAAAGATGGTGTAGATATGACAAGTTTAAGATACTCCTGCCCCATAATTGGTCCAATATTACTAAGACCGACAGTATCAAATATAGCTATATATCCAGTAATAGCACTTGCGCCGATAGACTCATACAACTGTATCTCCGAAACGGCTTTTAATTCTAAAAGGTCAATTTCCTTCCCCTCACTAGTTATTAAAATAATCTTTTGGATATCAAATTGTCCAGGCTCAAGAAGTTTTGTTGATCCCATCAGTCACTACTCTCTATCAATGAACCGTAGTCCGAAACAAATTTGGCCACATATGATTGATCAAGTAATTTTATTTCCCTCAATGCATTCTGCCTATCCTCTTCATACTCAAAATTAGTTATAGCGGTTGCAGATGGATGTCCAGTTGTATCCAACCCTATATTAATTTTGATTGTGGTATCACCAGATGTTTGTTCTATTTCGTAGTGGTGTACAGCATTTACATCTGTATACTTTTCTCCCAAATATGCTTGAAATTGATTTACATTCATAGGCCACTGGTGAAATCTATCATGAATATCATTAGTCAAAAGAATTATCCAATGAAGCTCTGCATCGCCATAATACTCAAATGCTAGATTCTCTGGTGTTTCATTGCCTCTTACAATATACTTTGTAAAAGCAACAGTATTTTCTTTTATTACCGATCTAACTCCAATTCTTTTGAGTAGATTTGTGACAATTTTTGGCTCAACATTTTCCACATTATTATATGGTATTGTTGGGAATAGTTCAAAATACATATTAGAATCCTAAATTAATATCTTCTTGTGTTATGATTTCTATTTCATTGAAGGTAAGTGACACTTCTGTTCTTTGTGGTGGGGCCCCTTTGCCACCTCTTGTTGTTACATTTGGTTTATACGCTTTATATCTGTCTCCACCATATTTTACCGATAAGTCTGTGAGGTAGCATGTAGATATTTTATTTAAAAAATTATTTCTAGCACTGCCACCATCTGTATACATATATTCTATATCAAAAGTAGTAGGAATTGTAAGATTTTTATCTGTTGGTTCATTTTGGCCAGGAAGAAATCCACTAGTGTATGTTGGTAGCATTGCTTTCTTTAGTTCAAATATTATCTGATCTACTTTTTTAGATTCGTTAGAACTTTTTGGAATAAATACAAATGTATAATTAAATGCTCTTCTGCCAACTCCTTTAAAAAGAAGTTCCATTTTACTACTTTGAATTTTACCAGCCGATATGAAGAGCGCCGCTGCGGCGCCAGGCGCTGCTAAATCCGCAGTAGCTACTCCTGCCTTAGTTAATATTTGCGCCGCTGCTCCACCAATTTCGGAACCAACATCGACTATGCCACTGGATAAATCCTTGGCATTTCGAAAAGCATCGATAGCATTTTTAACGCCGCTGGTAATAGAACCAATCTCTACATCTTCATAATTACTTTTATATGAAACCTCAACTTGAGGAGGCATGTATAATGAAATCTGTGTTTTAACTCTTTTACTTGTACCCTTTAATGCGAGTGATCTATTCTTAGAACCCCCACCAGTTACTGTGCTTCCCGTTACAACTTTGCCCGGCTTTATATCATGGATTTTGAGAATTATAAAATGTCCTTGGCCGGGGCTTCCAATATCTTCAGGATATTGTAACAGTGTAATAGATTGTTTATTTTTATTTGACTCTTCTGATCCAGATGGATCACCCAAAATAGCATTACCAACAGCAGGGATGCGCTTCACCGTGGTTACAGCGCTTGCAGTGGCCAATAGTTTTACCAATCTAGACACTATAATTCTCCTTATAAATATTACGAAACTATTTATACATCATGTCATACAAAGGTAAATATTCACCCAACAATCCCGCAAAATATAGGGGTAATGTAGCTAAAATTGTCTATCGTTCTCTATGGGAGCGAAAGTTTATGGTGTATTGTGATCAAAGCGATTCCATAATTGAATGGGGAAGTGAAGAGATCATTATACCATATTTATCTCCTTGGGATGGAAAACAACATCGTTACTATCCTGATTTCTATATCAAGGTTAAACAAAACGATGGTAAGATAAAGAAATACATCATAGAGGTTAAACCAAAGAAACAATGCAGCCCACCCAATCCAAAACCAACAAGAAAAACTAGGCGTTGGTTCTCTGAGGTTAAAACATGGGGAGTCAATGAAGCAAAGTGGAAATATGCAAATTCTTGGTGCTCAAATAATGGTATGGAATTTAAAATACTGACTGAAGATGATTTGGGTATCCGTTATAAATAGTTATATGGCACAGAGTAATTATATTAAATCAGTACAAAAAGCAGCAAAAGGAAGACCTTATTCTAATGATTGGTATCAGGATAAGATAAGAGAATTTGGTACGCCTAAAACCTTAGACCTAATACGAGATGGTAAAAGAAACTCCAGACCGTTTTATGGACGGCTCAATATGTTTGTGTATGGACCAAAACACGCAAAGAAACTACCCTACTATGATACATTCCCATTAGTATTGCCTTTAGAGAAATATACAGATGGGTTTTTGGGTATCAATTTTCATTATCTACCAATACCACTACGAATGAAATTATTAGATAAAATGTTAGATTTTGGTGGCGCAAATTTTGATGAAAACACGACTCTAAATGTGGATTATAAAGCAGTAAAATCTATTAAATTGGTAAAACCAACGATACACAGGTATCTTGCTGGATATACCAAATCACAATTTCGTAGAATAGACGCTGATGAATTTACCATTGCAACCTTACTGCCCGTGCATAAATTCAAGAAATCATCTGCCGGAGCAGTATGGTCTGATTCAAGGAAAATGATCTAATGCAAACCCTAGAACCTTCTAGTTCACAGATTGATAAATTTCTTGCTGAGATAAACGCCACTGGTGTTGCAAGAACTAACAAATTTGAGGTCAAATTAAATCCTCCGGGGCCGATGAAGGGAGATACCCGTGCCGAGGCTTTAGTATTAAGGTGCGAAAGTGTTAGTATGCCAGGACTTAATCTTGCAACTGCTACAGATAACAATATATATGGGCCAACAAGAGATATTGTTGAAGGTGTAACATTTGCTGATGAAATTGCAATGGTTTTTATTTTGGATAGGGTTCATAGCATAAGACAATTCTTTACCGAATGGATGGAGCAAGCATACGATAAAAAGACTTGGAATGTAAAATACTACAAAGAGTATGCATCTGGAACAGCTGATATTTTTCAATTAGACGAAAAACATAATCAAGTATATGGAATAAAGCTATGGGAATGCTATCCAAAGAATTTTGGTCCAATAGAATATAGCAGCAGTTCGACAAATGAGATTGCTAAATTAACAGTGAATTTTAATTTTAGACATTGGACTGATATTTCAATAGATGGAGATAAGCAACCTACAGACTTACCCAAAGGACGCTCTCCGTCTGACGCAGCAGGATCGCCGTTTTAAAAACGGTAATAATGAATAATAATTAATTGAATTGAACAGGAGACAATACAATGGCATTGCCAACAATTACTACCCCAACTTACACTTTGAAACAAC